AAAATAATGCCAAGTCCAAGAAAAGGTAAAGCAAAGGTTAAAATTACCTCTACAGGTAAAAGAGTAAGTTACGGTCAAGCGGGCAAAGCTAAAGGAGGAGGCCCAAGAGTAAGACCTGGAACTTCTAAAGGCGACAGCTACTGCGCTAGAAGTTTAGGTATAAAAAGAAGACTTTCCAAGAAAAAAAGAAACGATCCAAATAGTCCAAACAATCTATCAAGAAAACGATGGAAATGTGTTGGCGCTAAGTCTAGAAGATAAATAATAAATATTTATTATATTTGTTATAAATAATTACAATTATGAAAAAACAAGGATATAATTCTAGACTAGATGAGTCTTTAGGTGCAAAGCACGGAAAAAAGTCTCAATCTTTCAAAGATCGTAGAGATGAATCAAAAGCTATGTCAAAAAAAAAGTTTGGTCACGCCTATGGGGGAGACTCAGGAATGTCATACAGACACTCTTCAAGTTGGAAAACTCATAAACATTTAAGTTAATGGCAAAGAAAAAAGTTAAAGTAATTAAAAAACCGAAAAGCGTTCAACAAGTAGACTATGTTTCTAGAAATTCTGAAATACAAAAAAGAATTGACGACAGAGCCAAATATATTGAAAGCCTTTTAGAAGACAAAACAGAAGACAATGAAAAATAAAGCAAAACCTTGTCAATGTGGAAACACTCAGGATCCTAATGGAAACTGTGACGGATCGCATATAAATTAAATCAATACATTAAAATCATGAGCAAATCAAAAGGTCTAGGAGACACGATCGAAAAAATCACAACGGCAACCGGAATTAAAGCAGTTGTGGAGAAAGTAGCGGCAGTTACTGGAAAACCCTGCGGTTGTCAACAACGTAAGGATACTCTAAATAGAGTTTTTCCATACGACAATAAGTAAGAATAAAAAAGAGAATTTTTAACCCTCTAAATTAAAAACATGGCGTACCCTAAAATAACCGTTAATACCGGACTAGTATTAAACCCTATAGCAAGCGACACGCTTCCTATTCCTTCACCAGACTTACCACAACTATCTGGATCAACTACAGCTGCAACTTCTAGTAAGTTAGTTGACGTTGGCGCAGACTTTAGTAATGTTGAAGTAAATGATATTGTTTACAATACAACCGACAATACATCGGCGGTTGTTACCGCAATAGACACTAGCACTATATTATCAATCAGCGCTAATATATTTACATCAGCTGAAGACTATATTATATTCTTAGGTGGCCCACACGGATCTCAAAGAATCAATTCGTCTGAAGGATGCTTGATATATGTAGGAAGCAGTGAAGGAACAATGGACTTAGCAAAGTCTTATGTGGATATTAAGGTCAAAACAATATCTGGAAACGATGTAACGTTTTCAAATTTTAAAGTAGGAGAATATTTACCTGTACAATGTTTGCAGATTTTTTCTACAGGCACTGATGCAGCTGTTAGAAACAACTGTCTTGCAATATGGTAAAAACAACAGTACCGTGCTTTGAATATGTGCAAACAAATTCAACGCTATTAAACTTAGAAATAACTTATGAAATCGTTAATAATGGATGACTGGAAACTATACTCAATTAATACTACGGCATTTGCTTTATCTTTAACTGAACTTGAAATAACATTAAAAATTATATTGCTAGTATTATCTATTGGATATACGATACATAAGTGGAAGAAATTAAAATAATCTACTTATGATTAGTAAACATATATCAGAAAAAGAAGCAACTAAATCTATAACTGCTTTAAGACTTGGATTAGCTAATACTCCTAACGGAAATGCTTTAGCTAACATGAAACAACTTGCTGAAAAAATATTTGAACCTCTTAGAGAACATGTAGGCGGCCCAATAAAAATCAACAGCATGTACAGATCAGAAGCTCTCAATAAAGCGATTGGCGGAAGTAGCCGATCACAGCATTGCCAGGGAAACGCAATGGATCTGGATGACATTTATGGACATAAAACAAACAAAGAGATGTTTGATTTTATAAGAGAAAAATTAGACTTCGATCAACTTATTTACGAATTTGGAAACGAAGAAAACCCTGACTGGGTACATGTAAGTTATGTAGATAAAGAAAAAAACAGAAACAGAGTTTTGAAAGCTGTTAGAGATAAAGGTAAAACAGTTTATATAGACATTACAAATAAATGAAAAAATTAATATTTATTTTTGCGCTTATTGTAAGTTGTGGAGTACATAAAAACCCCCCAGCACCCTCTACGGGCGTATGGTTAGATGTTCCTCCAACAGTAAAAATAGACACATTGTCTTACACAAGATTAAATTGGAAACTAAGAACTGACTTTACTTTTAGATGGAACTATGCTCAGTTTGCTATGAATCAACCGTTCTCGTTTTATTCATCAGCATCTTTTGCTAGATTTTGGAATCCATTTAATTCTTTTGATATGTATTGGAACCGAAGTAGGTTCTGGCATGACTGGGCTTTTAGTTATCCTTATTTTAATTATCACTATCAAACACCTAGATATTACATGTACGAACAGCCTCGTTATGTAGCTGTAATGAAAGGAAGAAGAATTAGTCAAAGAAATAAAGAAGGTCAGGCTGCTATGATACAAGCTTATAAAGAAAAAAAACTAACACTTGCAGCTAATAGACTAAGAAGTAAAATTAAAATAAACAACAATAGAACAAATAGAGACTGGAATAATAATAATAAATTTATTCCAAGAGAAAATCCTAATCCAATTAATGTTAGTTCACCTTCTCGTTACGAATCTAAATCTATATCTAGAGTAGATGTAAACAGAACAAAGGTTAAAATAAAACAATAGGTTATGGGAAAAATATTAGCAAAATTATTTGGAGGTGCTGGCGCAGACATTGCCGGTAAAATATCAGGCATTATAGATAAGCATACTTTTTCAAAAGAAGAAAGAGCTCAGTTAAAACAAGAGATGGACAAGGTGTTTATTGATGCTGAGGCTGACATGCAAAAAAACGTAACAGAAAGATGGAAGACAGATTTGCAACACGGAAACTGGTTGACTAAATCAGTACGTCCACTTACTTTGATTTTCTTAGTAGTATCTACTGTTGTAATGGTTTTTATTGACAGTGGGTTTATTGCTTTTGATGTCGAAGAAAAATGGACAGATCTTTTGCAGCTCACTTTGATTACCGTAATTGGAGCTTATTTCGGAGGAAGGTCGATTGAAAAAGTAAAAAAAGGATAATTTCTTTTGATTATCTTTGTAAATAATAAATTACTACTATGGCAAGAATAAGTACATATCCATTAGACACACATTTAGTTGGATCAGATTATTGGATTGGATCAGACGCTGATAGTAATTACGCAACTAAAAACTTTACAATTGATTCTGTAGCGGAATACATGAATAGAGTTGCTACTCAACAACAAGCATTAAGATTTAAATATACAAATACGATTCCAAGAACAGACGGATGTTTTTTTGGAGCAGACGGAGCAACATCAGCACCAACAGTAGCATACAACACAATAACAGGATTTACTTTAAGTAAATTTGAATTAACTAATTTAGGGATTGATATATCTTCTTTCTATGCTAATCCCTTAGGAGGTTCTGAGGTATTAATGACACAGTGTGATGATGTCTCTAAATGGGCAGTTTTCTCATGGGTATCATCTGTGCAAAACGCAACTAATCCTAATTACTATGACATAGTTGTAGCGTATAAAGGAGGCAACGATGGCTTAATTGCAAACAAAGATTATTTCATATCTTTGCTAACGTACGCTGGAGCAAATGATGCAAATTTTTTGTACACTTTAGATGGAAGCGCAAGTGTTTATGTTATAAATCATAATTTAAATAAATATCCGTCAGTTACAATATTTGACACAAACAATGCTAATGCACAAGTAGAAACGCAAATAACATTTAATAGTTTAAACCAAGCTACATTAACGTTTTCCTTACCGTTTACAGGGGAAGCGTCATTTAATTAATAAATAAAAAATTATGGCAATATCGTATTTATCAAGTATAGCACTTAACAACAACCAGCTTAAAACCTTTAAGGTTGATAATCAAGCTAGTGATCCTACAGTGTCAGGAGTAGGTCAAATGATATTTGATACTACGAATGACGTATTAAAATATAACACCTCAACTGGATGGCAAACAGTAAGCTCAGGAATGGTTACTTGGATTTTAAAAGGAGATTCAGGAGCGGATCAAACAATTGGAGATGGACAATCAGCATCAATATTAGGGGAAACTGGATTTATAACTACAACAGCTGGAGCAACTAGACAGGTTGAAATTACAATGGATGATAATGCGCCTAGTGCAGCAGCCGGAAGTGTTGCGTATCCAGCAAGTATTTCATACAATAAAAAAGGACAAATAACAGCTGTTACTGCAAGTACAGAGCCAATAACAGGTTTTGATATAACTGACGGAACAAATACTCAAACAGTTGCAAACGGAAACACAATTACGTTTGCACACAATACGGGATTAGATGCGGTAATTAGCGCAACGGATACCGTAACTTACAATCTACAATTACAAGATTTACCAGACATGACTCAAACATGGGTTGCAGCTGATGAATTTATTGTATTAGACGGAACGACTCAAAAAAGAAAAGCAGGTAATGAAATTCCAATTAACTTATTAGGAACTCCTAGTGCTGATTTAGCAATGGGTAATAATAAGATTACAGGATTATCTGCACCAACAGCAAATGCTGATGCAGCAACAAAACAATACGTTGACAATGCAGTTGTAGGATCTCTACAAATAAAAGGAGGGTTTAATGCAACAACAGGTGTTATTGATGGTGGAACAGATAATTTAACAACAGGAGCTAACAGAGTAGCTATTGCAGTTGGAGATTTTTATGTATGTACAACAGCAGGTGATTTCTTTGGAAACACAGCCACACCGCTTACAGTGGGGGATCAAGTTATATGTAACACCGCAGCAGCAGCAGGAGCTTCTGTTGAAGGAGATTTTGTAATAGTACAATCAGATACAGATTTAGCAACTGCAACTACAGTAGGTCTTGCAAGTTTTCCAACTTCAGGAGGTTTAACAGTTAACGCAAGTGGTGCTGTAGCCTTAGATGGTCAAACAGGAGTTGCTGGTTCTTATGGAGCAGTAACAAAATCATTACAAATAACAGCAGACGGAAAAGGAATAATAACAGGTATTGCAGAAGCAAATATAGCTATCCCATCTACACAAATTACAGATTTCTGTACAGCAGTTGAGACATGTGTAGGGACTGGATTGAATTATGCGGCAGATATTGGAAATAATTCTGCCACTACATACGCTGTAACTCACGGACTAGGAACAAGAGATGTCATTGTACAAGTTTATGATACTTCAACTTATGACACAGTTATTTGTGATGTAGTGAGAACAAGCACAACAGTAGTTACATTATCTACAACAACAGCACTTGGTACTGGTGCCGCTAGAGTTCTTATATCTGTAAGTTAGTTTTAATTTACTTACATGGCGATAAAATTTCTTAGTGGACAAACTATATCCGGAACATTAACGGTATCTGGAAATGTACAAGGCGCTACGTTTAATAGTCTAGCCATAAACACTACAGGTGTAAATAATCTAGCCAATCAAATAGTAAGAACCGAAGCTAATGGTTATGTAAACTTTGGCTGGATAAACTCAGTCTCTGGCAACCACACAGGATCAATCACAAGAATTACAGCAAGTAACGATGCGTATTTAAGATATGTAACCCCAGCTCAATTTAGAACAGGAGTTACTGATGGATTTTACGCTCCCTCATCAACTGTAAGTGGCGTAACATCTGTAACAGCAGGAAACGGATTAGCTGGAGGAACAATCACTTCAACAGGAACATTATCTACTGTACACCTGCCTTCTTTTGACACACGAAACTCAAATCCAGATCCTGAAGATTATAATAATTTAATTAGGTTTGACTTTAAACACAATTCAACAAACGGATTATCTGATGGCGGTACTTATAATGGTCAAATGACTTGGAGATCTTATGGTAGTGGCGCTGATATGAGTGGAGGACTACCTATTAGACTAGCGTATACAGCTAGTGGAAATCTTTGGAGACAAATGGGTACAAGCGCTACGGCTTGGGGTGATTGGAATAAATTTGCATTGGCAACCGGAACATCTTCGCAATATATTAGAGGAGACGGTTCAATAGCTACTTTCCCAACTATAAGCTCAGGAACAGTAACTTCAGTTGCCACAGGTTCAGGGCTTACAGGAGGAACAATTACTACAACTGGTACTTTATCAGTAGATAGTACTGTTATAAGAACAACAGGTAATCAATCAATAACAGGTAACACAACGTTTTACCCTTCAAGTACTTCAACAAGTTATAGTACTGCGGCTATAGAACTAATGGCTTCTTCAAGTGGCACAAGCGGAACTCCACCAAGAATAGGTTGGCATTGGGGAGGTGTAGTTGCATCATTAATAACAATTGAAGCAAACGGTACAATAGCTGTTAGAAATAATCCTGGTAATGCTTATGAACAATTTAAAGCATCAACTATAACAGCTACATCTTCAATGTTATCTCCTATTTATTATGATTCTGGTAATAGTAATTATTACGGTGATTTCGCATCAACAAGTGTGTTTAATAAACTAAATACAGGTATAGGTAATTTAGGTACTAGCAGAAGTGTTAGCTATTCTATGACAGCAGGTAATTGGTATCGTATAGCTAGTGGTGCGGGTAGATCTTGTGGTGATATTTATATACAAGATGGAATTAGTGGTGGCCCACATGGTAATATAACTTTTTATGCAGGTTCTTCATACTCACAGTATGCAGGAACTATGTTAAAACTTAAAAGTAGCTCTTTTTATAGTGTTATAGGTTTTACAGAGATTAGATTATTAATAGGGACTACTTATCAAGATCAGTTTGTAGAAATATATTGTCAAAGAACTGGTAGTTATAATATAACGGTACAAGACACTCATTATGCAACTAATAATTGGGTTCTTAGTACTTCGGCAACTGTTGGATCAGTACCTACTGGTTATAGTGATAGCACTAGATTAGATATTAACGGAATGTTAATAGCTGAAGCTGGAAATGGATCAAATAGATTTGCGGTTGATAGAGTTGGTGCAATACATTTAAGCGGCGGGACAAGTGGTAATTCAGGTCAAGTATTAACATCTGGCGGAACTGGATCGCCAACATGGACAACACTTCAAAATCAAACTGGTGGCCCTTTTTTGCCTTTAGCTGGTGGAACAATTAGTGGAAATCTTATAGTAACTGGAGACACAGAAACTAGAGGTGGTATAAATTTAAGAAGAGATCTTAGCGCTGGTACAGGCATTTCTTTTTATACTCCAAGTTATTATAATTGGCAAATTTATATGGCTTCTCAAGGGGCCACTGGTTGTGGTGCTAATGCAAACTTAACAGCTCCAGCTGGGTTAAACACTGTTTCAAGCTGGGCGATAAGATCAAGAATGGAAAATGTGAGTACATATGGTTGGTTATGGGAACTTGGTGGTGGTGGTGGTGGTAGTGCAACAGCTTCTTCTATAATGGAATTAGGAGTTACTGGGAATTTACAAACAACTGGATCCATGAGAGCACCTATATTCTACGATTCAAATAATACAGGATATTATTTAGAGCCATCTAGTACAAGTAATTTAAGTAAAGCAATATTTAACACATCTGGATCAGGATTACCTAGGCAAATTACAATAAAAGAAGACGGTGACACTGAAAATTCAATGGGATCATATCCTGGTGCTTGGACATCCGCTTTAAATATACAAAGTAATGACGCAAGTACATATTTATGGTTTTCACCATTAACATCTAACATACCTAGAATACAAACAAATTATGGTCAATTAGATTTTTATACAGGGAATAATACTGGCAGAGCATTGCATTTATCTGGTACCTCAGCTAGATCTGAAATATTTTATGATTTACAAAATACAGCGTATTATGGTGATTTTGCTGGTACAAGTAATTTGAATACATTAACGTTAGCGGGTAGTTTAACTGTTCAGAGCGGATCAGGAACAATTAATGGAAAAGCCACTCAGTTATTTGAGCATGGTTATGGTTCTGATTCTGGTACGTTTTATCAAACTTCTGGATCTTTTGCTGGATATTCAGGATGGGCAAATTATTGGATTGGTAATCATGGTGATGGCTCTACTTATTATAACACTGTAGATATTAGGCCGTTTTGGGGGCCTCCAAAATACTCTAGATTAGAGGGGGGTACATTTAGGGGGCCTTATAATTATGTAACTAATGAAAACGATCAAACCATAGGGGTTTACTTACAAAGTACCACAAGTTTGCGTGCTCCTATATTTTATGATTACAATAATACTGCGTTTTATTTAGATCCAAGCACTACAGGAACATCAGTAAATGTAGCGGGTGATGTTGTAGCGTATGCTAGTTCTGATATTAGATTTAAAAACAATATTACACCAATAACAAATGCTTTAGATAAATTAAGTAAGATAGGTGGTTATACTTTTGAGTGGAATGAAATATCTCACAAGGAAACAGGTAAAAAAGATATAGGTGTAGTAGCGCAAGAGGTAGAAGAAATATTGCCAGAGATTGTACAAACTAGATCAAACGGTTACAAAGCTGTTGACTATCAAAAACTAACCGCACTGCTTATTGAGTCTGTAAAAGAACAACAAGTTATAATAAACGATTTAAAATCAAGAATAGAAACATTAGAAAATAATTAATATCTTTGCAATTATGAATGTAACATATTCTTATAAAATAACACAAATGTTAATGGCTCCGTCATTAGATAATTTAACCGATGTAGTCACAGTAGTTAAATTCGACTATATTGGCACTGATTCAGATTCAGGGTATGAAGGAACTTTTAATGGATCAATCCCTGTGGGTGCACCGGATCCTTCAAGTTTTGTTCCTTTACAAGACTTAACTGAAGATGAGGCTATACAGTGGGTTGTAGCGACATATCCTAGTTGGGATCATCCGCAAGAGGTTATTTCAAATCAAATAAACAATCAGATTACTCCAGAGAATGAAAACGCTCCAATGCCTTGGGCTCCAGAGCCACCAGAACCACTTCCGCCAGGCGACGAGTAATTATAAAAGGTAATCTATAATTGATTATCTTTGTGTAAATTCTACTCTTTATGGCAATTAGATTATTAAGTAGCGAAAATATAAACGGTAATTTGATTGTTACCGGTGCAGTTCAAATTCCTGCTTCAGCGGATGGTAATAAATTTACAATAACATCATCAGCGACTTCAAATAATAATATTATAGAAATGGGCCAATTAGGCTCAGATGGATTTTTAGATGTATCGGCAGCGGGTGGTAATATAGTAAGTCATCTTTCAGGCTACACTGGATATGCAACTTATTTTTTATCAGATGTAGGAATTGGAACTGATTCGACTACAGCGCCATTAACAGTGCATGGTCAACAAAAATGGTATACAACAGCAGCTGATAATAATGAATTAAGGGGGTTTTTTAATCCTGGTGGCAGCGGCGATCCTGCTGTGCTTTCTTTATATCAATCCAATGCATCAACAGTTGGTGTTGAACTAAAGGCATTAGGTGATTCTTGGTTTAACGGTGGAGACTTAGGGGTAGGAATTATTAACCCTGATTCTAGATTTACAGTTTCGTCTAGTACTGCAAATAATGTGGCAAACTTCAAATCTTCAGACGGAACAGCTTATATTGCTATTTCTGATAATAGTTCTTCAACTGCCTTAGGTAATCAAATAGGTGTTGTTGGCGATAGTATGTATTTTGCAACGGCTGATTCAGAAAAATTACGGATAGACACTAGCGGGGTAGTTTACATTATGGGTGCAACCCCTAGTGTAAATAATTCATTTCAATTACAATATAATTCGACAGCAGGAACGGCTGAAATATATTCAAAGTCAACAGGGGGTAACACTAGCTTTGAATTTTACACAAGTGACGGCGGTGTAACGTCTAAAAAGCTTACTATAGCCAATGATGGAACATCAACTTTAGAAGGTCATCTTTATTTAAAAGCAGCGGCTAATCAAGGTCAATTATTTTTTGGAACAAATAACGATTATGAAATATTTGGTGGTGGCATGTGGGGTTATTTAGGCTTCGCTTCTCCTACTTATTATAGGTTTTTTAGTAACGGAACAGATATAGCTCGTATAACCACTGATGGGATTACACTAGGTGATGGATCTCAAAGAAATATAACAGGGCCAACAAATCAAAGTTTAGGATTGTTTGCAAGACCAAATAATGCAAGTGAAGGTATAATATTTTCAACCGACGGAGGAACTACAACAGAAATGTTTATTCAAGATGGAGGAAGAGTCAATATAGGGCCTGTGAATAGTGATTTACCGAGTGCTTTAAATATTGTTCCAATAAACAACTATGATCCAACTGGATCTGGGGGAAGAGATACGGGTGGTATTTTAATTAGAGGAGGTACAACCGGTGATCAAAATAATACAGGTGGTATTGGATTTGCTTTGGGTACTGGAACAGCAGGTATATCAGGTTATCAGAACGGTTCAGATGCAGATAGAGTAGGATTAAAATTTTTTACTCATGGTTCAGGCACGGGCTCAGCGGCCTCAGGGTTATCAATGATAATAAAAAGTGGAGGTGAGGTAGGTATTAATTCAGATGATCCTGGTCAAAAATTAGCAATAGAAGGTGACGGAACAGCGAATGAAAGTGTTTTAAGAGTTAATAATCAAGGTCAGTTTAGTTCAAGAATTTGGCTTAGAAACGCAGGACAAAGCGGTTATATATTTAATTCAGGAGGAACCGCTGATACGTTAGCAGCTGGTATCGCAGTACAAGGTTTTGGTATGGGTATTAATAATAATTCCCCTATACAATTTTACAATGGAAGTGCTGCTAGTGTAAAACTTAGTATTGATCATGATGGTGTTGCTAATTTTACAGGCCCAGTTATTGCAGGAACTACAAGTGATTATACTGATGGTGTTGGAGCTGTTGTAGGAAATTCTTCAGCTGGTGATAATGGTGGTATTGTAGATCTTCATGCTAACGGAAGTCATAGATATTATACTCGTATAGCTCATGGAGCAACAGGAAGTGGATCGGCGGGTTATTGGCACATAAAAACCAATATGGTACCAAGTGCTAGCATAATGTTTTTAGCTAAATTCTATGGTTATGTATATGGCCAAAGCTCAATAGTAGATTTACAACACTCGGGATATGCTTATGCTGGAAGTAATACAGTTATAGCTCAAGGAACAGTAAACAATGGCAGTACTAGCGCTATGAGTAGCGCTATATACTTGACATCAAATCTTGAAGTTTGTTTTAGGATTGATCTCAATTCAAGCACTTATTATGCGGGACTTTGGATGGATGTTGGTCTTCAAAACCCAACAGGCGGCACACACATACTAAAAATATTAGGATCTACGTTTAGTACCACAACAAATTATTACACATAAAAATAAATAAAATAATGGCATTACCACAACCAGGAAACCCTATATCGGCAAACATGATAAACGTAGAAGCGTCTAGAGCAGGTACTACGGCTAATACTAAATTAGCTGGAGCGTCAACGCCTCAAGCTGGTTCACTGGTTAAAATATATCAAACAGCTAATCCGCCTGTAAATCAGTCTGCACCCCATAAATTTTCTGAGTTTTATGGAAGAAGTTTTCCTACAACCACATCATACAGTTCATCTCAAATGGGTGTGTTTTTAGCAAATTGTAATTTTAATGGTAACTTGAATCCATTGAATCAAACATATTATCATAACGGTAGTGGTCAGTACCCAACGGCAGGAGACATCTGTTATTCTGACAGTGCAGGTACAAGTGTACTTGCAGCTGGATATTATACTATACCACCATCATCTAGTGGGAATGGAAACAGAACCTATATAAAAATATCAACAAATCAAGGTGTTGTAGATTCAGGTTATCCATCAACATGTTAAATAAATAATTATGGCAATAAGAATATTAAGTGGCGAAAATATAACAGGGAGTTTTGAAGTTTCTGGAAAGGTTGGTATTGGAACCGCACCAACAAGTAGAAATCTTAGTGTATTTAGGGGCACTGCTGGATCTGTTGCTAACTTTTTACACTATACAGATGCTTCAAATTTTGCAGGGTTATATATAGGAGTTAGTCAGTCAAGTGAAACAGTGTCATTAAATGCAAGTGGTAGCACTGGGGGGAATTTTGAAATGCAATGTGGGAATGCTACAGTTCTAAGTTTAAATAATACAAGCGCAACCTTTGCAGGATTTGCAACTTTTACAGGAAGAGTAGATTCAATAAATGGTGAAGGTTTTAGATTAAAAAATGCCGCTAATTCCACTAACGAAGGTGGATTTACACGATCAGGTTATTGGGAAGGAAACACTAACAGAGATCCTGGTATATTTGCTGAAACAGGTTTAAATTTAAGATTTTACGCTGGAGGCTCAGGTACACCTAAAATGATACTTAGCTCTACTGGTAATGTCGGAATAGGTACGGGTACTAATATTTATGGAGATTTACATTTACAAGGAGGGCAGCAAGATATAGTATTAACAAACACTGCGGCTGATGGAGTTGCAGGTTTAACAATATCAAGAATTATTGGTCAAGCAAGAGGCTATTCTAATAACGGTGCGGTTATGCAATCTATTGATTTTGAAACTAACAGTGGTTTTTGGTATAAAGGTGATATTGTATTTAAAACAAATAATACAGACGGAACAGACACTACAGTAGCGGCCTCTGAAAGAATGAGGATAAAAGCTGATGGTAGTATTAATATAGGATCTAGAAGAGCCGCTTTACCAAGCAATTTTGGTTACAGTGGATCTTATAAAGTATTAATACTCGGGAGTTCAGGAACAAATTACCAAACAGACGCAGTAACATTATCACTTGGCGTGGATGTAACAGGTAATCCGAGTGGTGCTTATAATGGAAACGGTAGGGAAATAATTATTAGAAACGAAGGAGCTTTTATATCTCCTAATGCTGCTAATAATGGTTATAATACTATTTTGAGTTGGAATAGTTCTGGGCAACCATATTTTAATCAAAACGTCGGGATCGGTACGACTTTGCCTGGGGAAAAACTTGAAGTAAATGGTGTTATACAAATAAAAAGAGTTGGTGATCATCCAGCTATAAGATTTGTAGAAAATACAACAACAAGAGGTTATATAGGAACAGGTGATTGGGCTATAAACGGCTTATCAGATGCTGATTTAGGTATATCATCAGCGAGTGCAGGTTCTTTAGTTCTAGGAACAAATTCAGGAAATGGACGTGTTTATATTGTAAACGGCGGCAACGTCGGAATAAATGCAGCTACTCCTAGAGATAAATTAACTGTCTTTACCGCAGGTTCTTCAGAACAAGAAATTGGATTACGACTTGTAAATCCTATTGGTTTTACTAACGCAGGGAGTGGAGCTTCAATTATTTTTGCTCAAGACAGAAGTCAAACTGAAAATCTTCCTATGGCTAAAATAAGAAGTAGTCAAACCGCTGCGGGTAGTAGTTGTTGTGGAGACTTAATATTTTCTACATCGCACACTTCACTAGGTGGCATGATAGATAGAATGAAAATAACAGCTAGCGGAACTGTCGGAATTCCTAATGATGTCGGTAGTTTTTCAGGGGCCGCAAGTTTGGTTTTAACAAAAAAATCAGGCGTACCTTATATCCAATATCAATATTCGGGTACAAGTACTAGTTTTAGATTAGAAATGGATGAATATGTAACCTCTGGAAATGTTAGGCAATATTTTACACAAACTAATGCAGGTGTTTCAAATGGTTTTTCAATGACGTTTAATACCGGTAGTGTAATATTTGGAGATTTAGAAGTAGCTAGTGCTACAGTAAATTCAGGAAGTGCATTTAAAAAAGATTCTAAAGCTAGAATGACTTTATGTCAAGCAAGTAATTCGACGGCATTAACTGATTTACAAGAATATTTTAATCCAAATGGAGCTGTTGGAAAAATACAAACAAGTGGTTCTGCGACTCTATTTACAACAAGTTCTGATTATAGATTAAAAGAAGATTTAAAAAGTTTTAGTGGGTTAGAAATGGTAAGTAAAATACCTGTTTATGATTTTAAATGGAAAATTAGTGATGAAAGAAGCTATGGAGTCATGGCTCACGAACTTCAAGAGGTTTTACCTCAAGCTGTTGGTGGTGATAAAGATTATGAAAAAGAACATGTAGTTAAAAAGGCAGAATATGATGATGATCATAATTTAATTAAAGATGCCGAATATGGTAAGAGACCATCATATCAAACTGTTGACTATTCTAAAATCGTTCCATTATTAGTTAAGTCAATACAAGAACTAAAAGCTGAAATAGAATTATTAAAAAATAAATAATTATCTTTGTAAAAATATTAAAGAATGGCAAATTTTTATAAATGGACAATAAATCAAATGAACGCCCGTATCGAAGAAGATGGGAATCAAAACGTAATCTACACAGTACATTGGACGTATACCGCTCAAGACGACAAAGACTCGCAATACACCGCTAGTCAAATAGGAACTTACTCTTTAAAGTATGATCCGTCAACAACTTTTGTTCCTTACGCTAATGACGAAGGATTTGAGAATGTAGTTATTAGCTGGCTAAAAGCAGGGCTTCCTGTAGCTGACATGGAAGCAAGTTTATCTAAACAAATAGATTTAGAGAAGCATCCTATAGATGAAGATTTATACTTTACATGGGATAACCCAGTTCCTCCGGCACCGGTTGAAGAAGAATAATATATTTACTATATTTACATAAATAAAATTAACATTAAAAATAAATTAAAATGAGTGAAATTAAATTAACTGAAGACGAATTAAAAAAAATTCAAGAACTAAACCAAGACTTTACTAAAGCTAAATTAGAGATTGCTGATAATGTATTAAGACAGCAAATGAATCTAAAATCTTTAGAAGACTTAAGAGGTGCGTTTGGTATTGAAGAGAAAAAATTAGCGGAGAAATACGGGCAAGATGCTGTTATTGATTTAGCAACAGGTATTGTCACTAAAAAACCGCAAGCAGTAGAAGCAGAACCTATAAAATAAAACAATGGCTAGAATAAGTAATACCACAGCGTACTCAAGTATAATTCCTACACTGCCGGATTACTTTGTGCTAACAGATGCAGAGAATAATTTAAACACTAAAACTTGTACGTTAGAAAACTTACAAACTTTATTTGGCTTAAATACTACGTCCGTTACAATAGCTATTCCAGAAACTTATTTAAAAGTAATTGCAGCACAACCATACACATTGCTAGCTCCTCCTGGAGACGGTTATGTGTATGATGTTAGTCAAATTGTAAGCTTAATGATTCCAGGATCAACTCCTTATAATTTTGTAAACACTTTAAATATAACACAAGGCGCTATTCAAGAACCATTGCCACTGCTTTTATTAAACGCTGCAAGTAAAAAAGTATATAAAAACGATCCTTCACCTGCTGAATTTATTGCAGAAAACGCAGGAATAACATTAGGTGGTTTGGCTAGTCCAAGTGCAGGGAATGGAACTTTATATATAAATATTACATACAGAAAGCTAAAATTAGATTCTACATTTTAATTAAATGGACATTAGAAAGATTTCAATAGGAGCAGACTATAAGTCTGGAGCTATGCATTACATAGTAGGGCAGGATGTTCTTGGAGGATCTTATATTATTCATTTAATACAGCACGACTCAGGCGCAAGTTCATATAAGATTTGGATAGAAAAAAATAAAGAAATTGTTATATGGAAAGAGTTTAAAACTACCTTACCTATTTCTATTGAATATAATATAAACTTTTAATGCAATCTCCATTTTCATTTATTGTACGTCCTGTAAACGGCACTAGGTATGATAACGTAAAGAAAATAGCAGACTTAGATTTTTTAATTAGCGTATCAAAAGAAGATCATAAAACGGCTAATAGGTATGCGCAAGTGGTGTCAACTCCAATAAATTATTCAGGAGATGTCAATATAGGTGACATACTTTTAGTACATCATAATGTTTTTAAATATTACAATGACATGTACGGGCGTGAGAAAAGTGGTAAAAGCTTTTTTAAAGACGATTTATTCTTTATTGACTTTGATCAATTTTTTTTGTATTATAATAAAGAAGAGTGGAAAAGCCATTCTAAGTATTGTTTTATAAAACCTATTCCGCCAAAAAAATCTTTTTTAGGAAAGACCGGCAAAGAAGAACCTCTTATGGGTGTTGTTAAATATAACAATCAAGAGTTAAAAAACTTAGGTGTAAAGGTAGGAGACGAAGTTTCTTTTACTCCTGAGTCTGAGTATGAGTTTTATGTAGAAGATGAAAAGCTATATAGAATGTTTACAGATAACATAACTATGATTATGTAAATGGATATTAAAGATATTAAAGAACAAATAATAAAAGCTGGAGAAAAAGCTGTTATACAATTAATAAAGGTAGCTAAAGAAGATATTATTAAATACGATAAGGATGATGAGTTAGCTGCTGACAGATTAAAGAATGCTGCCGCTACTAAAAAGCTTGCTATCTTTGACGCTTTTGAAATCCTTAAAAGAATAGAAGACGAAAAGCAATTATTAGAGGGTGGTGATATAAAGAAAAATAATACCCCTAAAGGATTTGCAGAATCAAGATCTAAATAACTTATACACTACACTAACTAGAGTAGTTCCAAAAAATGTTTTATCTACAAAGAATAAAGCAAGAACTTGGACTTATGGTTATAACGAAAAATATAATTTTGTTGTTATATCTAAGTCAGGTCAAATAGGTGATGTCATAGAAATAAATGGCCTACATATTGCATTACCAAAAGCTCCTACAAAAGTTTATTCAAGATCCAAAAAAAAAGATGATCAGTATTGGGAGGCGCATGAAATAAGTAAAGAATTAAAAAGAATACAGTCAATATTTCAATGGCATGAAGCTCCGATACAATTCAAGAACAAATGGGTGGATTATATCGAACAAGAGTTTGATAGGAGAGAAGAAGGTTTTTGGTTTATGAATAACGGTGTTCCTACTTATATTACAGGAACACATTATATGTATTTACAATGGACAAAGATTGACGTTGGTCATCCAGACTTTAGAGAAGCAAATCGTTTGTTCTATATATTCTGGGAGGCATGCAAAGCTGATAAAAGAAGTTTTGGTATGTGTTATTTAAAAATAAGACGTTCTGGGTTTTCATTTATGAGCTCGTGTGAAGGTGTTAACACAGCGACAATAACTAAAGATTCTAGAATAGGTATACTATCAAAAACTGGTGCGGATGCAAAGAAGATGTTTACAGATAAGATAGTGCCAATATCAAACAACTATCCTTTCTTTTTTAAACCTATACAAGATGGTATGGATAAGCCTAAAACAGAATTAGCTTATCGTGTTCCAGCTTCTAAGATTACTAAAAAGAATATGTATACAGTAAGTGAAGAGGAGCTTGAAGGATTAGACACAACAATTGACTGGAAGAATACATCTGATAACAGTTATGATGGTGAGAAGTTACAGTTATTGTTACACGATGAAAGTGGTAAATGGGAGAGGCCAGAGAATATATTAAACAACTGGCGTGTAACCAAAACATGTTTAAGATTAGGTAGTAAAGTCATAGGTAAATGTATGATGGGATCTACATCAAATGCGTTAGATAAAGGTGGTAGAAATTTTAAAGATTTATTTGAGTCATCTGATTGCAGAAACAGAAACTCTAACGGACAAACAAAAAGCGGTTTATATAATCTGTTTATTCCTATGGAGTGGAATATGGAAGGTTTTATTGACATGTATGGTATGCCTGTGTTCAAGAATCCAGACAAACCTATTAAAGGAATAGACAAAGAGCCTATTACTCAAGGGGCTGTAGATTACTGGACTAACGAGGTTGAATCATTAACTTCAGATCCTGACGCTTTAAATGAATTTTATAGACAGTTTCCTAGAACAGAGTCACATGCGTTTAGAGATGAAAGCAAACAATCATTATTTAATTTAACAAAAATATACCAGCAAATAGATTATAATGATTCTATAAATATGGGACACTTTATGACTCAAGGTGGGTTCCATTGGAAAGATGGTATAAAAGATTCTAAGGTAATCTGGAGCCCAAATAAAAGAGGTAGATTTTTTGTAACTTACATCCCTAAAGCTTCTCTTCAAAACAATGTGATAAAGAAGGGTGGAAAGATGTATCCAGGCAATGAACATATTGGATCGTTTGGTTGTGACTCTTATGATATTTCAGGAGTTGTAGTAGGTAAAGGTTCTAACGGAGCTTTACATGGACAGACAAAATTTAATATGGATGATGCGCCTAGTAATGAATTCTTTTTAGAATATATTGCTAGACCTCAAACCGCTGAGATATTTTTTGAAGAAGTTTTAATGGCGTGTATATTTTATGGCATGCCAATATTATGTGAAAATAATAAACCTCGTTTATTGTATCATTTTAAAAATAGAGGATACCGAGGCTTTTGTTTAAACAGACCGGATAAAACTTATAATAAGTTATCTAAGACTGAAAGAGAGTTAGGGGGTATTCCAAACTCATCTGAAGATGTTAAGCAATCTCACGCCTCAGCTATTGAGTCGTATATTGAGAAATATGTAGGATTAGATTTTGAAGGAGATTATAGAGAAAAAGACGATATAGGTAGTATGTATTTTCAAAGAACACTAGAAGACTGGGCTAAATTTGACATAACAAACAGAACAAAGTTTGATGCTGCGATTAGTTCTGGTTTAGCAATTATGGCAAATCAAAAACACTTGTATACACCCGTTCAAAAACAATCAAAAATAAGCATTAACTTTGCGAGATATAATAACAAGAACTCAGTAAGTCAATTACTTAATAAATGAAAGAAGTAACAATAGATATACAGGCTGCTGCATTTCCAGATCAATTTGTTTCTGACGCTACAAAAGACACTGTAGAGTACGGATTACAAATAGGTCAAGCAATACAATACGAATGGTTTAGAAGAGACAGCGGCTCATGTAGATTTTATAGTCAATGGAGTGAGTTTATGCGACTACGTTTGTATGCTAGAGGAGAGCAATCCGTAGCAAAATACAAAAATGAATTAGCAATAGATGGCGACTTAAGTTATCTGAATTTAGATTGGTCACCCGTACCTATAATACCAAAGTTTGTCGACATCGTAGTAAACGGAATGTCAGACAGACTTTTTAAAGTTAAAGCCTACGCTGAGGATGCGTTGTCTGCTGAGAAAAGAAATGAATTTCAGGAGATGATTGAAGGCGAGGTATTAGCTAGACCTTTATTTCAACAAATAGACCAAGACTTCGGTATAAATGTATTTCAAACAAATGAAGACGAACTTCCGGAAAGTGACGAAGAAATGGAGTTGTTCATGAATATGAAATATAAGCCTGCTATTGAAATTGCTCAAGAAGAAGCGATTGATACATTAATGGCAGAAAATCATTATAATGATATTAGAAGTAGGGTAGATTATGATTTAACAACTATAGGTATAGGTATAACAAAGCATGAATTTCTACCAGGATCTGGCGTAAAACTGGATTATGTAGATCCAGCTAATGTTGTTTATAGCTATACTGAAGATCCTTATTTTAAGGATTGCTTTTATTGGGGAGAAATAAAAACAGTTCCAATGACGGAGCTAATTAAGATTGATCCAGATTTAACAAATGAAGATTTAAACCAGATTGCTAAGTACAGTCAGTCATGGTATAATTATTTTAATACTGCGCAGTTTTACGAAAACAGTATGTTCTACAGAGACACTGCAACGTTAATGTATTTTAATTATAAAACAACACATTCGTTTGTGTACAAAAGAAAAAAA